TCGCGCCGCCTCTCGCTTTTCTTCTAGTTGTTGATGAAAATGCTCTTCACAGAGGCTTTCTTTCAGGGAAAACATACTTGCCTTGTTCTTGCATCCTTTAACATCGCATTTCTTCATTGTTTCGCCTTCTCTGTTTCTTCACAAGCTTCGTTCTTGAAGTGTGAACACCCATTGCAAGAATGTTTTTCACCATTACAATCGAGACCCCAGGGCTTTGGCTTCTCTCGTATTGGGTCGCCGTCAAAGTCGAACGCTACGGTTCTGTGTTTTCGTCGTGGATGTTTCATCTGCTCTGTTTTCCACGCGAACAGGCGTGATAGGGTATCCCAGTCCAAACTCATTTTTTCTTCTCCTTTCCCCTATGCCTTCTTGCCAATCAGAATACCGGTCACAGTTCCGATCAGGCCCGTCACAGCCGCAAAGACTTCAGCGTTCCATCCGCGCATGAAAGCCATGTGCGCAATCTCCAATGCCGTAAGGCAGAGAGTCATGAGGACCGCAAACTTCACGAGGTAAACGAGTCTCTCGTCAGGTTCAATAACGATGACCTCCGCTTTCCCACGTGCTCCTTGGCGATGCCGCTTCCTCGTTAAGGCTTTTTTAAACCAACCCGGCATGATTTTTCACCCGTTGCTGAAAAGTGCGCTGGCCAAACGCTCTTCGGCCGCCCATCAGAAAACTGTTCACCAACTGGTTAGCTGTCTCCTTCGGAATAAGGTCCCGAACGAGAACCGTTATGCTTGCAGTCCACGTAAGCGGTATAGCCGTGTAATCAATGTCATAAAGGCCATCCGCATACCTGAAAGTGTTTTGCGCGATAACGACGTGTTTGTTTCTTTGGCCAAGAACGCCAATGAAGAGTCCCCAGCTTTTGACGGGAACGTCGACTGCAACACCGCTACCAAGAGACTTTCCCACACTCGCGTCGGACCATTCGACACAGACTAGACTTCCAGGCGACAGGTTCTCCAGTTCCTTCAAAACCTGTTTCTTCAAGCTCCAAACCCCTTCTTTTCCACTCTCTTCAACCTGCGGTTCCTGCTCAGCTTGCCGCTGATCTGCAGGTTCCCCATGCCGTCTAGAAGCATCAAGATACTGCCCTTCGAATTGAGAAACGCCAGGCCCTTCGGCAGTCCGAACTTCTCGGCTTCGGTGATTCTGAAATCGTTCTCAAAAACGACGTCAGTCGCAACGAAGTTGCTGCAGTTAACGCTGTTGGTAACGATGCCGCCGTTGAAAGTTATTGCGTTTGAGAACACATTCGGAACGCGAGCCTCATCCAGGACGCCGCTTGTAATGTTGCCTGCCGCATGGTTATGTCCAGCCGGCGAGTACCGCCCGTTCGGGTCAACAAACATCGGGTCAAAACTGGCGCCTTCGCCCTCAAGCACATGGCCGCTTGTGCCACGTGGCATACGCCCCAAACCAAACTGGCCGCTCGTGATTATTGCAGCGTCAGCAGTGACATTCTGCAGGACTCTAGCGTTTGTGATGACTATGAACGTACCAACATTGAGATCGTCGAACCTTCCTGTGCCAGTTGCGATTATACTCGCACAATGAATGAAAGTCATGGCTTCAAGGGTGCCGAATTTGCCGACACCACTAACATGCAGGTCACTCCATCTCTTGTCCTCAGAGCCTAAATCATATGCTGCATCTGCATTCGGCAGGAAGTCAACAGCTACACCATCAGCAAGGGCCTTGATCGCGCCGGCTAGGTAAAGGTCCCGCCAACGTTTTGGCGTAACATTTTCTCCTAAGTCATAAAGATCGTCTGCGTCAGGAAGCAGGTTTCCAGTGAAATGGTACTGGTCCACATACGCATCAACGACGTGCAACTCATTCCAACGTTTAGGCGAAACCCCGCCGTACCCGATTTTGCCAGCGTTATCGCCAGTTGGCACCAAGTCATTCTTTACTTCAAACGCACCAGAACCTGTACGTTTCAGCCAAGTGTCAAGCGCCGAACCGCCAGTGCCAAACTGAAGCATACTGTCGTCAAGCTGCATCTTAGGATCTGACTGGCCAGCTACCCTTATACGAAGATATCCGTATAGAAGGGAATAGAGCGCATGGACTTCTTTCCAATGCGCTGACTCCGAACCAAGGATACCATATTCGTTGTCGCTTGGCTCAAGATGGTGATCCAGAGAGACCGAGCCAGCCTTGTTTCTCGTGCGAAACTTCATTATCGCCGCCGTGTTGCTGTAGGGCCCTATCCAGCCGGGCGAAACCCAACCGTTAAGCGCGTCCCAGCCGCCATCCTGAACGGTGGCCCATTCAGCCCCGGCGTCGCCTCCTCTCTCGTGGCCGACATGATGGCTGCCGAGGCCTCCGCCGTAGGAAACAGAAGGTATGCCTCTTTTGCCCAGCTTTGTGCGCGCAAGCTTTTCCACGTTCACGGTCGTTGTCCTGAGGCCGTAGAGGTAGTCTGCAATCATCGGCGGAACCTTTCCGAGCTCTAACACGACCTCGAGCGTTTGAGTCTCAGCATCCAAGGTATACTCGGCAGTTTCGACGCGATAATCGCCATTAACATTCTCGTTGGGCAACTCGAGAGATATCTTGTCCCCAGCCAGGATTGGAGTGGTGCCATAGTCAAGAACGGTGCTCCGCACCACGATGTATTCTGCAGGAGATTTGAAGAAATCCAGAAGGGCCCTAGCCCTCAAGTCGCACTCATTATCGCTGACAAGCTCCTCGTCCGTCTCCGTGAGCTCACGCAACCCGTAGGCCGCTTGGCTTGCAGAATCTTCCCGGACCGCGGCGTAACGCCGGCCACCAAAATAGAGTGCATCAATCCAGGCGCTTCCTTCCCCCACTCCGGCAAACCAGAAATCAACTCTCACTTTCTTGACTTGGCTCCAGTCAAAGCCAGACTGCACAGTGTCCCACTCGAGCTCGTTCGCCAAGCCGACTTTCAGGTCAATCTTTCGCCATTCACCAGGGCCTATGGTAATATGCTTCCAAGCATCAAGACCATTGATGTCATAGAGTGCGACGCTGACGTTGCCGCTGAATGCCTTCTCGAGGACCGCGTAAAAGCTCAGGACCTGGTAAAGATTCGTGTTGACCTCCTTGCCAGAGTTCAAGGTAAACATTCCTGACGCATAATAAGCCTGAACATTATTGCACTTTATACTGTAGGACCCTTTCACTTTGGTGCTGCCGTCCAAAGAAACGGTTCCCGACGGAGCCGACCAAGCGCCATCCGTCGGCGTCAGACTTTCAGTCCACTCGTCCTTATCGAGGGGCACGCTCTTGTCCGCTAGGCCATAAACCATAATCTTGTTTCGGATGCGGTGAATGTCCTTCCTGTACTCGCCTACCTCGAGGATATCGCTGAGGCTTACCGGCGACGTCTTGCTGTTCTTAGGGAAAAACTCGAACTTGCCGTCCGGCGCCACGCGAAAATCGTACCCGATTATGCCAGCTTTGTCGCTGCTTTCTGCAATGTATTTCAACACGTCCCATAGCGGCGTATCTTCGTACTCGAGAGAATTGAACGTCGTGTCCGTATCCTCGACAAGTTCCACACCAGTCCGAGTGTGACTCAGGCCTGCAAAACTGTCCATCAGATCCTTGACTACCGCTTCGCCCTTCTGGCTACTCCATTTTTGAGTAACCACCCGACGGAACAGTTTTTCTCCCCAACATCTGCCCTCAACCCTCAGGTAATGCTCATCAGGACTTGGACTCTCGTACTTGATGCTTTCGACACGGCAGGTTATCAGCTGCGGAATGCTCGAACCCCTACCGATGTCAACATGGCCATCCAAGCCAACCGTGATCGGGTACGTCCCGCCGGGACTGTACTTCTTATCCCAATTCTGGAGCAGAACCTCGAAACTGCTCACCTCTGCCGTGCAGCCTAGATGAATCTTGGCTTTGACAAGGTCTCCCTGGGGCGGAGTTACCGCGCCGAAGACGATCGCAGCCTTCGGAATGTCCGAGCTCACCCGAAAACCACTCCAACAGCAATCAATGCACAGCCGACGATCCAGTACCAGACGGGGAGACCGAGGACAAGGTCAAAGCCTCCCCAGTTTGTCCAATCGTCTCTCCGGGGCATCCTACCCTCAAAAACAAACCAGCTCGCATCCTGAACAAGCGGCATCAACAGCAACCCGAAAACCCATGTCACAAGACATGCGCTAGAGCTCACGACTGCGAAGAGGCCAAACATGCACAAGTGGTAAAGTTTGAAGTGCTTCAAAATCGCGTAGTCCATATC